TGTCCGGCACATGCCTCGGGGTGCCGTCATCGGGCGCTGGCTTCAGACCCGGAGGATTGACCGGATACGCCCACGCAGGCGGCGCCTCGCTCCCCACTGCAGGGCCTTCGACTGCGAGCAAAAGCACGATTGTAGCGATGTGTCGGCTCAGTGTGATGTGTTGCATCGGTTGTAATGCCTCCCGGTTGCCCTGCCGTACGGTAGCCCGGCACCGCCGCCTCGGCTACCGCTTTTTACTCTGGTTTGCGCGACTGCGGAGAACTGGAGGCGACTCCCAACTGGATCATCGCCGAGGGCGCCGACTGGCGCCTCCGCCACGAGCTCAGGCGCGAGCTGAAGGCACGAGTCACGGTGCCCGAGAATGTCGGCTCGTGGCTAAGGACCGAACTCCGGCTAGCATCTCCGAAGCCCGCGTGCTTCAGGTATCATCCGTTGGATCTCAACCACTAGATCAAGCCTTAGGCCCCTCCCAGATTGGGGGTCGGAGAGGAGCCCAAGGCCCTTGAGAGCGCTTAGACCAGCGCGTTGATCGCCTCGAACAGCCGGCGCATGGGCTCGTTCGAGTGGGTGGTCACAACCACGCCGTCCTTGTCGGTGAACTCGTAGGAGCCATCCGCCTTCAGCTTCAGGGAGACCGAGGCGGTCGAGGCGCCCTTCTTCACGGTGAGGGTTGTCAGGGTAGCCATTGCCATGGGAGTTACATCCAGGTTTGCGGGTTCGGGTTAGAGCCGAGAGCGTGTTCGAGGAACCGGTCGATCTCGGCCTGGAGGTGCCGCTCCCGGCCCTCGTGGAGCCTGCGGTCGGCATCGGCGGACATCTGCTCGACCCAGTACCAGACAGCCCAGGCGAGCGCGTCGAGGCGGTCGTCGTGAACCAGGCTGCCCTTCTCGCGGGTGATCCTGGTGAGCTGGTAGAACAGCTGATACTTGAGGGCCTTCTCGGGCGGGAGGTGCTGGGTGGATGCGAAGTCCCGCTCGACGACGCGCCTGTCGATGATCAGGCGGTGGTTGTTCATGACGGGCTCCAGGATGTCGATGATCCTGGCTTCCTTGAATGCCCGGTTGGATGCCTTCACCTCTTCGAGGGTGCAGGGGTAGATGCGGCCGAGGACTGGGGCGAACAGCTTGCCCCACATACCATCGCCGAAGTTGCCCTCGTAGATGACCTTCTTGACCTGGTGCTCCTTCGCCTTTCGGGCCAAGGCCTCCAGGGTCTCCATGTCGTAGCCACCAACGAAGCCGCCAGCGTCGGGGACGAAGATCTGGCTGTTGAGCATCTTCGAGATGGCATAGGAGGTCTCGTCCTGACCGCGGCCGGACGGGTCGATCGACATTACGGCGCCGCCGTAAGGCTGCCAGATGACGTTGCCGGCGGGGTCACGGAGGCCGTCGAGGGCCATGGGCCTGTAGAACTTGTCCCCCTTGAGGCCGACGTTCGGCAGCTCCTGCCACGTCAGCTCGGGGGCCGAGGCCCAGATCACCTTCTCCGGCGCGCGCTCGGGGTTCAGGTCCATCACCACCAGGTCGGCGAGCTTCAGCGGGTGCCGCTCCTGGTCGGACAGGCTGGTGTCGAGCATGTACTGGAGGCGGAAGCCTGAGCGACCCTGGGAGGCCTCCTTCTCCACGATGATCAGGTCGCCGAACCGGCGGGGCTCGGTGGGCTTGCCGGCGAGGGTCGGGTCGGCTTCCAGGGCGGCCACCACCGAGGGCGCCAGCTTGGCCCCGTAGCGGACCAGCTCGGCCTTCGTGGGGAACCGGATGGGCCAGATGCGGGTGCTGTAGCCGCGCTCGGGCAGGACCTCGTAGAGGCTGTCCTCCAGCTGCGGAGTGCCGAGGTAGATGATGCGGTGACCAGGCCCCGGCTTGATGATGTTGTCCAGCTCGCGGACCTTCTCTCGGATCTTCTCGCGCATGGTCTGCGTCATGCTGTTGTCCGGGGTCTCGACGTCGTCCGGGATGATCACGTCAGCTCGGCCACCGGTGATGTTCGAGGTGATGCCCTTCGATCGGACCGAGGGGCTCTGCTTCACGGTGGCGCCTGCGACGTCGAAGCCCTCCATGGACGCCCGCATGTCGCCGGTCGGGGCGAGGTGCTGGAGGATGGGCATCTCCCGGAGGAGCCGGAGCATGAAGGTGGTCTGGTCGCGGGCCTTGTCGGTGCTCGCGGAGACGATGAGGATCTGGAGGTCGGGGTTGTTCAGCAGCAGCCACAGGCAGAAGGCGCCGGTGATGTAGCTCTTGCCGACCCCTCGGAAGGCCTCGATGATCAGCCGGTCCGGCCCGTACTGGAGGGTGTGGGCCAGGTCGAGCTGGATGGCGTCTGGCGGCGGGAGCTGGAGGTGGTCCCACGTCAGGCGGAGGAAGTTGTCGAAGCGCTTGAGGATCTTGGTCGGGATCGCAGGCGGCTTCACTGCCACGGCGGGCTCCCTTGTCGAGGTGGATAGGTTCGGACGCATGGCGCCGCCCCGCGGCCCTGGGTAGGCCAGGCGATGACGCTATGAGACGGGGGGTATAGTAGCCCGGCGGGGGAGCCGCGCCTGGCGGCCCCTCCACGGGACAGCAATCGGCTACCGTCCGAGGCGAACCACGTTGGTGGCCTCGTCCTCGTCGTAGTCCGGCAGGCTGTCGACCAGCTTGCCCAGGACGCTCCCCTGGACGGGGATGCCCTCGATGTGGTTGTCCTTGAGGAACTGGCGGACGACGTTGAGCGTGGCCGCCGAGCACTTCACGCGCTCGATGCGCTGATCCTCGCCCTTGCCGACCACGACCTCTTCGCCCTTCGTGACGCGCTCCAGCATGTCCTCTGCGAGGACGGCGTGGAGCTTGTCCATCAGGTCTTGGCTTGCGCGCTTGCTCATGTCAGTGAACCCCGATCAGCTTCAGCAGGAACGACATGCCGGCGCCGGCTGCGGCACCCATGCCGATGATCCGGGCCTGCCACCGCTCCAGGCTGCCGAGGCGGCTCTCGTGCTTGTCCAGGCGGCTCTCGTGTCGCACCTGCGCGAGGAGGATGCCGTCCAGCTTCCCTTCCACCCGACCGATGGCCAGGAGGACTTCTCTGTTATGGTCGTCCATTGTGGTGTCTCAGGTAGGGGGGTCCGCCCCCACCGTGAGGCAGAGGCGGACGTTGGGGTTACTGGGCGAGGTTCAGGAGGGTACGGACGCCAGCAGGCGGCCTGCCCCGGAGGGTGTCGGCGGCTGCCCGGCGATCCTGCTCGATGGCGGCCCGGAGTTCCCGGTCCTCCTTGATGAGCTGGTTCTTGGCGGCCTGGCGGTAGCTCTCGATGACCCGCTTGACGATCCTCAGCCGGTGGCTGGTGAACTCATCAGGCGCGTCAGGGACGGACTTCCGCTCGATGTCGTAGGACGGCTTGGTGATGGTGGCTTCGAGCCGCTCCATGAGGTTGTAGCGGCCAACCTTCATGGTGCCGTGAAGCTCCATCAGCCGGTCGTACTGCTTCGGCGTCAGCTCGACGTTGCCAATGTTCCGCTCCGGGGGAGCGAAGCCATGGCCCAGCCGGGCGATCTCGTTGACCACGAGGTTGTCCGACTGCTCGGTGATCGGGAACGGGCTGATCCGGTCGGGGTAGAGGATGGCGTCTGGGTAGGACACCGGCTGGCCGGTCACCCACGAGCGCCGCGGAGGTAGGGTCTTCGAGAGGCCAGGGATCTTGGACTTCATCGCGTCCATGACGGACTGGATCTCCCGCATGTGCGGGTCACCAGCGCCGAGCACCGGGGCCACCTGTTGGAGGGCACCCGAGAACGGCACGACGCTGCCGGCGAGCCCCTGCACCCACTTCTCCAGGTAGCGGTCGGGCTGGGTCAGGGCGAGGAAGAACCGAGCAGCACCCTGGAGGTAGCTCTTGTTGGCCAGGTTGTGAGCGAGGGCGGAGGTCATACCCATCGCCAGCTCCTCAACCTCATCTTCACGAACGCTCCCGGCCACCTCGACGAAGTCCGCGGCCAGGCCGAAGATCATCGCGAAAGGGTCGAGCCGGCCCATGTTGATGTACTTGTCGCCGACCTTGAGCGAGTAGGGCTGCCAGCCGGTCTCCATGAGGCGCTGCCGCTCGTTGATGTCGGCAGGCCCCGCACCGGTGATCCGGCCACTGAGCGCCCACATCGTGGCGGTCGTCCACATCATCGCGCCCAAGGCTTGGCGCCCCTTGGCGATGGCCACCCGCTCGGGGTTGCCCGAGAGGAGGTCGGCCTTGAACTGGAACTGGAGCCGGTTGACGCCCGGCGTCCGCTGCCACACCGACCGGAGGATGTTGGTCGGCGTGCGGATGAACGGCAGAACGACACGCATGCCGGGGTGCTTGGCGGCCAGGGCCTGAAGGTCCTTGCCGTAGCCCTGCTCCAGGTCACGGGTGAAGGTGGCTTCCTCCGCCAGGCGCTTGGCCCAGGCGTCGGAGCCCTCCCCGGTCGCCAGGAAGGCGCGGTCGACCTGGTCCTCGATGTACTGCGCCAGCTGCTTCCCCTTGAGCCCCTGGTCGGCGCCCCGGACGTAAGCCTTGGAGTAGATCGAAGCCCGGTAGTTGAGCTGCTTGAAGAACTCGTCCTCGGCGAGCAGGAACCGCGACGGCAGTCGCAGCACCTTGCCCAGGTAGTCCATGCCGTGGCTCAGGGCGGTGTCGCCCTTGATGCCCATGCTCTGGCCAGAGATGACCCGCTTGGGCGCGTCGTAGACGGCATGCCGGGGATCGAGGATGTTCTCCTCCAGCTTGAAGGCCTTGCCCGCCATCTTCCAGGCGTCGTTGAGGTACTGGAAGATGCCGACGTAGTGGCGCCCCGCCTCGCGGACCATGGTGTAGTCCCCGGTGCGGATGCCGTACCCGATGCCGCCGATCAACTTCTCGGTCGGGATCGAGGCCGTCTGCACCGCGTTCGACATCACGTTGATGGCGTGGGTCTTCGGGCCGGACAGGATCGAGTTGATCCAGTACTCGTTGAAGACGTCCATTCGACTGCCCCAGGCGGTCCCGCGAGCGATGCGGGCGACTTCCCTGGGCTCGCCAGCGGCGGCTGCCATCTTCCGCGCCATCTCCCTGACCTTCACCGGGCCTCCAACGGCGGCCAGCTGGTCGAGGAGGTCGGAGGCGTTGATCGCCTCACCTGCCACGCTGTCGAAGGTGTGGATGCGCCCGGCCGCGGTGGCACGAGCAGCGCCCGTCTGGATGGCCTTGAGGTTGACCTGGAGGTCGCCGAGCTGCTGGATGCGCTGGACGAACTTGGCCTCCACCTTGGCGTTCGCTGCCCTGGTGGCTTCGTCGAGGGCCTCGGGTAGCCTGCTCACCTGCTTGGAGAGATCGTCGATGTCGCGAGCGAGGGACTGCATGAGCCGCTTGCCGGCCACCACACGGGAGGCGAGCTGGGCCATGCCTTGGGCCTTGTGGGCGAAGATCGCCGTGGTCTCTTCGAGCCCCAGGTCCAGGCTGTCTGCCAGGAACCGGGTGCCGTCCCGAGCGATCTTGTCCAGACTGTGGACCCCGCCGGTGACCTTGAGCACGTCGTCTTCGATCACGCGAGCGGTGTGTTGGAGCACGTCCTTCACGGCGTCCGAGCTGTCCATGTAGTCGAAGTTGAACAGCTTCGGGGCCAGGTTATCGAGGAAGGCCTCCTCGTCGACCAGGCCCGCCTTGACGGCGCCCATCGAGGCCCGGACAGCCTCGTCATCGACCACCACCGGCTTCGGCCGCTTAGCGCCAACGCCGGCCGCCTGCATGTTCGCGCGGGCAACCGTGCCGGCTTCCTCCGTCACCTGCTCGGCGACGTCGTCGGCCTGCTTCGCGGCGGGCTGGAAGAGGTCCAGCTGGATGCCGTTCTCCTTGGCAGCCGCCTCAACAGCCTCGTCGAGCTGGTCAAGGTTCTGCTCGGCGAACTCGGAAGCCGCCTTCTCGCCACCCACGGCGCGGGCAGCCCGATGGCCCTTGATGAACCGGGCCAGGCGGAAGGTCGCCTCCATGGCGCCGCCGAGGATCATGCCCTCAAGGGCGTTCTTGAAGCGGCCCTCGGCGACACTGTCGTCCTCGTCGGTGGCCAGGAACTCGCTGACCGGGTTGGCCAGCCACTCGTGCTGCTGGATCAGGTTGGACAGCCGGTCCTCGTAGGGGTCGAGCGACACGGCATCACCGATGGCACCGGCCGTGAAGGCACGCGCCACGGGGGCCGCCTTGCTGGCCCAGCCGGCCGCCTTGAGGAACTTGCCGGCGCCGACGAAGCCAACGATGGCCTGGGTCAGGCCGCGGGAGACGGAGCCGATCGTGGTCTGGCTCTCGGTGGCGCCATACAGGTTGATCGGGTTCTCCTCAGGGTACTCGCCACCGCCGAAGGTGCCGAGCGGGAGCTGGCGGTCGAGCCAGCCGCCGACCTCGTGGGTGAAGTCGAGGGTCTCCTGAACAGCGTCCCGAGCACCACCGGCCACGGACACCGCGATGTCCGCGAGGAGGCCTCGCTGTGAAGGTTGCTCGGCGGCTGCCGGCTGGGCCGGGGCCGGAGCAGGAGCCTGTTGCTGGGGCTGCTGGGGGTTCAGGAGGACGAACCGAGGGCGCTGCCCCTGGAGTGACCCAGGAGCAGCCTCGGTGGGAACGGTGGGATTGGTGATCTCGGGCATGACGTTCCCTTACGGTGTCAGTTGGGAGGCCAGGCCCTCGGCCTGCTTGGCGGTCTCCTCGCGAGAAGACCTGAGGGCGATGAGCCGTTGACGGATGCGGTTGATCCCCTCGGCGATGTCCGCCGGGAGGTTGGTCAGTTGGTCGAGAACGCCGATGTCCTCGTCCTCGGGCTCTGCCGCAGGGGCAGGCTCGGGGGCGGGCTCGGGCTCGGGTGCCGGAGCTTCCTCAGCCTCGGGTGGAGCCACCGCCAGATCGAGCCCAAGGAGCTTGCCCTGGGTGATGACGAGGTCCTCGACGCTGACGCCGAGGTGGTCGGAGAGGCTCTTGATCAGGCCGGTGCCGGAGGTCTCGAAGCGCTGCACCGAGGTCATGAAGGTGTCGGCATCGGCCCACATCGGGCGGCTCTGCCACTCCACCTGCGAAGGCTCGCGTTGCAGCGCGATGGCAGGCGGGAGGAGCTGGGCTGCCGGTACTTCGGCGTCGACCTTGTCCTGGGTCGGGGTAGAGAAGCCCTCGGCGCCTTCTTCAGGTGCATACCGGGGGTTCTTCAGGATCGTGGACTGGAGGTCTTCAGCCGCGGCACGGATCTCAGAGCGGCGAGGCTTGCGCCCCTCCTTCTGCTCGAAGGCGTCGACCCAGTCGAGGAGGTCAGAGTTGAAGCGGTTCTTCGCCTGCACACCCCTCGCTCTGGCGCCCTCTTCCGCGATGCCGGTGACCGGGTTCACACCGGACACGATCCCTTCCAGGTCACGCGACATGCCCTGGATCTCCTCGTCGGCCAGGTCCGCGGCGTACCGCTGAGCCCGGTCGAGGTCGTCCATGAGCGAGGACGCGTAGTCGCTGTCGTAGGCCACGCCGACCAGGGAGACGATGTCCCGGACGCTGGCCTTGCCCTCGTGGACCAGGGCACGCATGACCGAGGCGGTCTGGTGATCGGTGATCACGCGGGTGCGGGCCTGGATCATCGAGGACTGCGCCGCCAGCAGGGAGCTGGCCGCACCGGGGTCCACCTGGCTGAGCGCCATGAGGACCTCGTCGATGTCGGCGGTATGGTCCCCGATCAGCTGACCCCAGGCGCCGCGCATCAGGCTGTCAACCTGCTGCTTCTGCTGCTGCTCCCGGAGGAACACCGCGAAGTGGGCGTCCCGCTGGTTGATCGAGGCGATGTGGTCCTCGGCCGCCTCGCGCAGCTGCCGGACCTTGCTGATCCCCGAGAGGGGGCCACTGTTGGTCCGCACGTCGTCGAGAACGTCCAGGATCGACACGTCACGGGCTGCACGTGCCTGGACGGCGACCGCTTCGGCCGCGATCAGGTTGGCGTCGGAGCCCGACATGCCGTTGGCGACCGCATCGTCGACCAGGTGCTGGATCGAGGTGACCAGGTAGCCGCGCCGCAGCTCGGCCTCATCCTGGTAGGTGGTCAGGTCGTGACCCTGTGCGGCGAGCGCCGAAGCCAGCTCGACGGGGTTACCCTGCTCGACCGCTGGGAACAGGCTGGCGACCTCCTGCTCCAGGGCGGAGCGGGCCTTCTCGCTGGTGCGCTTGAAGCTCTCGCCGATGTGGTACTGCATCAGCCGGTTCTGGCCAGCCTGGGCCGCCGGGTCGAACACCTCCTGGACCAGCTCGGGGGCGTATCCAGCCAGGTTGGTCTTCATCCAGTCGGCGGTCTTCTGGCCGGCCCACTCGGGGATGGCGTCAGCCTCGGCGTCCTGGATCGCACCATCCTCCTGCCACTGCTGGAGAAGGAAGGTCTGGAACTCGTTACCCTTCTGCCGCAGCTCGGACTTGAGGTAGCCGAGCTTCAGGTAGGGGTTGGCGCCCTCCGGGATCACGCCCTTGCGGACGGCCTCCTTGAGGGTGACCCGCTGCTCCTGCTGGAGCTGGGCACCGGCGGCCAGGTCCTCATTGGCCTGGATGTCGTGCTCCTGCTTGAGGAACCTCTGGAGCGCAGGGTTGAAGTCGGCCAGGCCCGCCGCAAGGTCCTGCCAGGCGTTGCCACCGATCGTCGGCCCGAAGGTCCGGGCTCCCGGTGCCGCGTAGGTATCCAGCACGCGGGCGGCTGAGCGCTGCTCGGCCATGGGGTGTCTCCTATTTGGTGGTCAACGTGGAGGTGTCTTGGGTCAGCTTGGCGATCTGCTGGTCGCGCCGGTAGTCGGAGTAGCTGCCCAGCGCCGCGCCGCCGATCGTCAGGGCCGGCCCCAGGAGGGACGGGCCGCGGACCACCGAGGGGGTGTAGGGCTGGACCGAGGAGACCCGGTTCTTGAGTTCCTCGTGGAAGGCGTCGAGGTTCCGGCGAGACTGCCCCTCCTCGGACTTGAGATTGCCGAGGATGGTGTTGGTCTCGAAGCCGGCCTGGCGCATGATGTCTTGGATCACCGAGAGCAAGGAGTTGCCCCCGGCTCCGGTCTGAGCTGCGTTGCTGATGACCCGCGCCTTGGCCTGCGCCGATGCCTTGGCGACCTCGAAGGCTTGCTGGCTGGCGGCTGCCCGGACTTCCTCCATCCGCGCGCCCTCGGCGACGTTCTGGAGGTTGTAGGCGGCCATGGCACGCTTGTAGTTCTCGGCGATCTGGCGATCCCGCTCCTTGACCTGCTGAGCCTGGTAGTCGGCCTGGTCCTGAGCGGCCTGGCGCTGGCCCATGTACTGGGCGCCGGCTGCCACCGCGGTGATCGCCAGCGTGGCTACGGGGATGGCTGCTGGTCCGCACATGAGAGTTGCCTCGCGAAGGGGATGAACTGGTGCCCGTTGATGAGCATGGGGGTGCCGAACTCGAAGCCGCACCACCGGAGCCACCGGAGGTGGACCGTGTTGCGCGCATGCACGAGGTTGGTCAGTAGGGGGTAGCGGGTGTTCAATGCGTCGACCCAGGCGCGGCACTCGCGGATGAACTGCCGCTTGGCGATCGTCACGAGCTTCTCGGTCGCGAGGAGCCAGACGTTCGCAACCGGTTGGTCGGGCCAGGGGACGGCACCGAACATGCCGATGGGTTCACCATCAGTAGCCACGATGGTGAGGCACGGGTCGGAGATCTCGAAGCCTTCGGCCAGCGCCCCGAGCGGTGAGTAGCCCAGGGCGCCGACCTCAGCTTGGTCAGCAGGGCGCATCTTAGCGGCGCAGGCCGCCACGTCAGGAAGGAGGGACGGGCGGACTGCTGCCACTGGCTGCTCCCTAGAAGCGGTTGGAACGGATGACGAAGTTCCCTTCCCAGCCGGCGTTGACGAAGTTGGCGGGGTACGGGTGGTTAACGACGATCTTGATTGTGAGGGCGCCCTTGGCTCGCCCGCGGACGGGGAACTTGAGGGTGCCGGAGCGGAGCTGGTCGTTCCGCTTGGGGTTGGTGACCATCGGCCCCTCGAACGAGTAGGTCCGGGTGACCCCGTTCTCGGTGGTGACCCTGACCTCGAACCCTGCGGTCTCGGTGTAGTTGACCGCCCAAAAGTTCAGCGTCAGCTCGCCCTCGGTGATCGGGATCGAGGCGCCGCCTTCGGCACTCTTCTCTCGGACGGTGGGCATCGTGAAGACGTACTCGGAGCTGTAGGGGATGCCGAACACGAGGTTATCAGCCGTCAGGTTGACGCCGTTGAACGTCACCGTCTGCGCCGAGCCGTCCTGCGAGGTCGGGGTGAGGATCTGGCCGGCCGGCTTGTTGGTCTCGTCGCCGTCGTAGAGCCGCATCACCGTGACGCTCTTGCCGGTGCCGCTCCAGGCGAAC